TAATATTCACATCACGAATATCACCAATACGAATATTATTATTCGGAATATTAAGGTTAGGTATGTCCATCAGCAATCATTAAATACACTACCAACTGTAGAACCAAGTGTAGATCCTGCTTTCTGTCCTAGGAGCAATGCCCATCCACCTGCCAACCAACCCACGTAGGGGACGCTAGCAAGGGCAGGAACAGCAATACCAGCAGCAAGAGCACTACCTGCCATTGCACCTTGACTCCGTGCGCCAGCGTCCGCCACGATACACTCTACTTCTTTTGCAGACTTTCCCTCGCTGTCTAAAGCACCTCCCATATTACGAGTGCCTTCCATAGTGAACTGATCAGTACGATACTCACGACGGTTCTCATATTTCTTACCACCAAAGAAACCACTTTGATTTTTCTGAAATTCTAAGGATCTATCAGACTGTAGAATTTTAGGATCGTTTGCACGATACTCAATTTCATATCCATCCTTACCTGCTTTAATAGTATAGGATGAATAATCTCCACGGGGGATATTAATTGTAGGAACCTGAGGGAGTTTTGGTTCTTCTGGTCTATGAATTACATAACCCAACAAACCAATATGCGCCAAGGCAAAGAGTCCACCTAGTGTCAGTGCAATCGCTTTGACTGGTGACTTGCTCGGTACTTGCGCGGTGACTTGCTCGGTAGCATATTTTTGTGCTAACTCTTCTGGATTAGACATGGTTAGAATGGAAGGGAAGGAACAGCACCACCAGTAGCAGCAGGCATACCTATAGCACCACCAGTAGCACCAGGGAGTTCTGGCATTGCAGAGTCCATCATTCCAGGAAGAGCACCAGTAATTGCTTCGCCTGCAGCTGCAGCAACTTGTGACTTGATATTCTCAACAATAGAATCTTTATTGAGATACACTGCAGTACCACCGCCGACAATACCAGCAGTTCCTACAAATGATAGTACTGCTAAAACATTAATTACTTTTTGCATTTTATTCTCCGTTACATTTTATATGAATCGTCAGTAGAAATTTTGATTGGTGCCTGCTCAATACGAATAGTCTGTGCAGGTGCAGTTTCTTTTGCTGCTTGAATCAATCTTTCCATATCTGCTTTACTGATGCCACCACCGCTGCTAGATTCTCCTGCTTTCTTTGCTGCCTGGACACCAAAAGTCGCAAGCACCCCAGTAAAGACACTTGCGATAAAAGTCGGATCTAGTTTTTGCTCTGGGATTCCAAGAGCAGGGGGTAGTTTAATATAAGCGAGCGTGAGTATTCCGCCGCTCCAAACAAGGATACCAAGCCTAACAAAAGTAGACAGAATAGCAAGTTGTTCTTCCTTGTCATCTGCTGCCTCTTTAATTTTACCTAGAATACCTTTCTTTTTAGGTTCTTCCTTTTTAACTTCTTCTGGCATTGATGAAAAGCAAGGTTCTTCTATTTAGGATTCAGGAACTTGTCTTTTCTTCCCAATATTATATTTCGATTCTAAAGTCCATTCACCCTTTTCTTTATAGGCAATAACTTTAATCTGACTAAGAGGTGCTGCATCTGTTACAGAATTTTCCTTTACAATTTCCACCAAACCCCAATCAGATAAGAGTTTGATAATACGGTTGCGTCTTTGAACATCATTCTCTGACAGGTTTGCTTTCTTACCATCTAAGGCAAACAACTCCTTGAAGTGAACAATATAATATTGACCTTTCTTATGAAGAATATGACAAGATTGAAATAATTTCTTCTCCTTACGAGAAGCAACACCAATACGAGTAAGAGTTTCACGCACCTTTAAGAAATCATCTGGTTCCTTCAGATTGACCTCCACCATATCTTCCTTTGACCACTGAACTTCTTTAGGTTCATTCATCGTTTCTTACCACCTTTATTCAATTTGTCTTTAATAACCATAAGTTGGTTGTCGGTAAGAATCCTGAGTGCTTGCATTGCTTTCTCGGTTGAATAACCATAGAATTCTTTGACAAGTTCAATATCCGTCACCTTTTCTTTTTTACCCCAAGGAGAAAATCTCTTACGGGACCTGACGGTATTTATAAAGAAATCGTACTGCATTTTTTTATCCAGGTTTGGATACTGATTCATTTCATTAGAAATCATCAAAGTATCCATATGATGGGATAAACATTTATTGATAATATATGGAGGATACTTTGCTTCCCAAGCAGGATCCCCATCTTCCATCAGATTCTTTTTAGTAAGATTGATAGAATTTAAATAATCCTTAAGAGGATACCGTTCATCATACGACATAGTTAAGTAGTAGCAGTTCTTTACGTTGTTGCTGGTCTTTCATATACTCACCAACTGATCGCATGGTATAAGTATGATCGTACTCATATGGTTTCCAATCAATGAATCGAGACTTGATTAGATTGGAAGAGTTGTATGATACCATCTGGTCACAAGCATGTCTATCACATGCAAAGAAAAACTCATCATGATCAAACCCCTTATGCATCCCACCTTTCTTACCATAGAGATTGGACTTAATCTCATAAGGTGGATCTAGATACACAAACGATTCCTTCTTATTAGTTAGAAGTTCTTCGTATGACAGATTAGTAATTCTCCAGTCTTGGATGAGTTCTCCATAGGCGGGGAGTTTATCAATCCCTCGCATACTAAAGTTTGAGTCTGACGCCTGTTTGCTGAAGGACGAGGACTCAGTGAGACCAGAGAAAGAGCACTTATTAACAATATAAAAACACACAGCAGCAGATAGGTTGGATGTTGAATCATCGTTTAGTTTCTCCTTAGCGTCTAGAAATAATTGTTTTGCTGATACTGGTTCTGGATGACTTTGCTTAAGTTGAACCAACTGATTACGAATCTCATCTGCATCGTACTGCAGTTCTTTCCAAAAATTATATAATGGTTCATACAAATCATTCACCCAGATATCCAGGTGAGGATACATCTGAGTGATATAGAGAGCAACAGAACCTCCACCAACGAAGGGTTCCCGAAACTCGGTGTAGTCTTTGAATGATGGAAAGAACTGTGCCATCTTTTTGGTGGCACGAGACTTACCACCAGGATAACGAAGAGGAGTCTTTAATGATGTCATTTGAATTGACACTCTAACATAATTTGAGTAAGACAAGCAAGAAGATTAATCTCCTGATCCACAGCAAATGCAGACTTGTATTGATACTCAGCAATGATTAGAACAGCAGCAGCAACACTAGGACCATCCATCACACCAGATAGATTGTCATAGAGTTTACGCATAATAGATGTTGGGTCAGCATCTAGATTTTGTGTCACCCACTTCTTAACATCATTAAACTTCTTGTTCTTTAATGCTGTCACAAGAGTATCTACATTAGCATCACCTAACGTCGCCAGAATGCCAGTGTCGATAACCCCCGTGCTTGCATATCGCTGCAGTTCGTTAATGGTTCTTCGGAAGTCTGGAAAGTATTTTTGGATGACTTCTGCAACAACTCTCGGAGCGAAGGTGACCTCCTCGCGCCTGAGGATATCCTGACACCTTGTAAAAAACGCACCAGCAAGTTCTTGCTTTGTCTGTCCACGAACGTTAAACTCTACGACTGTTGTTCTGCTATGTAGCGGTTCAATAATCTTGTTTTTGAAGTTACAAGTGAATATGAACCTACAGTTTTTTTGGAACTCTTCGATACTTGCACGAAGGAGTAATTGAACATCTGCGGTTGTATTGTCTGCCTCATCAATGATAAGAACTTTGTGACGAGCAGAAGCAGTGAGAGACACAGTAGCAGCAAAGTTCTTTGCCTGATTGCGTACAGTATCCAGGAATCTACCTTCATCCGATCCATTGATAACATAGTAGTCTGCTCCAAGTTCGTTACAAAGTGCCTTGGCGATGGTGGTCTTACCAACACCAGCAGTTCCAGATAAGAGGAGATTAGGGATCTCACCCTGGTCAATGAAACTCTGGAAGGTTTGCTTCACATTAGCAGGAAGAATGCATTCCTCAACAGTCTGAGGACGATACTTCTCTACCCATAAAAAATCATTCATTAGTTGTTAGGTTCGAGAGCAATAAAGTATTTGATGCCATTGCCCTGGAATAGAGCAACATTATGCTTACTAATAGTTACATGATAATCATCCAACAATAGTTTTAGATTCTCAACTTTAAAACAATAACAGAATTCATTATCAGTTTCACCAACTTCAACAGAGTAACTGTTAGAAGTATCATTCTTTTTATCAGTCACACAAAGATTCATAGTTCCACCTGTTCCATACAAACATAGATCGGGTAGTTGATAAACTAGTGCTGCTTTTTTAAGTTGATCAAGTTGGAGTCGATTGAGTTGAAATGTTACATCAGAAGAAGGAATATTAATTTCCTTCTCAGGAGGTTGAGTGATAATATCAGGGTCGGCATAAAAGAAACGAGTCTTAGACTTACCACGCCTATCACTCACAGTAACATAATTACTCTGTGAGGTATCAAGTTTTGGTGTATCAAATAGATTCAAACCACCAAGAAATACACCCAAGTCATAGATAGAAATTTGATTCTCAAATTGTTCTTCAACATCAGCAATAGCAAGAATGTTTTTGTTGATGCTGAGAGTAGAAACTTGATTGCCAGGTTTGATGACAATAGACTTGTTAATAGAACAGAAGTTCTTTAAGACTTCAATGGTGGATTTGGAAATTACTGTCATTGAGGGTATACTTCTTTAGGGGGTGCAGATTTGTCAGAGAAATGGAGGAGGAGCAATCCGTAGTGTAGGATCTTAATGATATCACGACGGGCAGTGCCTTTACGGTCATAGCGAGAAGCATACTTTAGAATGTTACTTCTACAGAATGCCTCAGCATCACCACAGGATTCAATCAGATCTAATGTTTGAATCTGATCGTTACCAGCAGAATAGTGTTGTCCGTAGGTCCCTGTGATATAATCGCGCAACTCCTTGAGAAGCGCATCTTCATTGTATTTCATAATAAGATGTTTTCTTCATCCTCATTATATTCCGAATCTTCTCCAGCGTCAACCTTAGTGTAGAGATCTAGGAAAGATTGTTTTGTATCGTCATCAAAACGATTCACACACTTAGTGATAGCGTCAAGACGATCACCAAAAATATCATATGCCTGCACAATATGGACCAGACGACGTGTCGTGATTACTTCATCAACACCACCGTCAAAGAAGGTCTTACGAATCACACCTGCCCACTTTACAAGATTCTCTGCAAAAACTGGATCACAACCAACATTCAACAGGATCTTAGTTTCTACAATAGCACTGGGATACTCCTGCTCAAAAGTTACAGGGAATCGTTCGAGGAATGCCTCATTGAGAATATTGGTTCCAACAAAGCGACCGTCATCGCTACCTTTACCTTTAGTATTTGCAGTTGCAATAACATTGAATCCGTCCTTAGGAGTTACATACTTACCAATTTTTTTCAGAAACACACCCTTGCCTTCAAGGATGGATTGTAAACAGAGGATTTTATTTGAAGCAAGGTCAACTTCATCAAGTAGCAAGACTGCTCCTCTTTCAAGTGCCTCCACGACAGGTCCGTTATGCCAAACAGTTGACCCATTGTCAAGACGGAAACCACCAATAAGATCATCCTCATCAGTTTCAATAGTAATATTTACCCGAATCAACTCTCGTTTTGTTGCAGCACAAGTTTGCTCAACTGACATGGTTTTACCATTGCCAGAAAGACCTGTGATGAAGATAGGATAAAACTTACGGGACTGAATAATCTTGCGAACAGATGAAAAATTACCAAACTGGACATAGGAATCATCTTTTTCAGGAATATAGTTTACAGCAGATGTGACAGAGGGTGCTTCATATGCTCGCTCAATCTCTTGAGCAGTCAAGTTCCACTTACCTGTTCCTGATTTATAAGACTTCAAACGCTTGCAAGCAGTAGCGTAGGACAGATTGAGTTGACTTGCTGCCTCGCGAATATTCTGACACCCGACTTCAACACCGAAATTATCGATGAGATATTGAACCATTTGTTCAGTAGTAACAGGATTTGGAGCGAAGGGCATGAGTTCCTTTGTTGACTATACAGATAGTATAGCAGAAAACCCCCCCGAACGGGAGGGTCTTGGACAGTTATTTAGTTGTCACACCCACTCAGGTTTGTGATTTGGAATACGCAGATAGTTAGATGACACCCATGGTTTAGATGCAATGTACATCTTGTAAGCAGTGAAGATGTCAATGCTGGTGTCATACTTATATTCGTCAGGTCCTGCAAAGACAAAAGGAGTGTGATTATCCAACTTCGCTTGTGGAATAATGTGATCAGCAGCAATAAGAGTCCTATAGCAGGTATGGTTTTTTCCATACCGATTATAATACTCGTCACATAATGCAACACCATGCTCAAGCAACCAGCGAGCATTTGCTACAGTCTCGTTTGCCCACTTGGTGCAGGGGTGATTACGGAATGCTCCCTTGTCCGTAGCATATGGTGTGCCGTCTTTCTTAGGCAGTGTGCCATAACCATGCCCCCACTTGTCTGAGGCGACTATAGCAAGCATCTGGCAGGTCTCTAGAGGCATCTTAACGATGTGCTTGTCAGGCAGAACTTCTGCTGACTTCCATGGAGACTCGTCAGTGACGAAGATGTTCATTCAAATACTGCCGTTACTCCCATGATAGTTGCTCCAGGGTTTCGTGCCAAGGCAACCTTCTTAGCATCGTCATAGTCTGTAGCAATAACAATTTCGTCAAAAACTGTTCCTGCCTTGAATAGTTGTACTTTACACTTCATGCGATTTGCTCAATAAATGCGTTAAGGATGGTCTTGTTTGTCATTTTAGAACCCATGTGTTTTTTAAATGCACGAGCGAGTTCTGCTTTGGTGGCAACTTCGGACTTTTGTTTTACCTCAAGATCTAAAGTTCCTAGTCCAGTATTTTTATCGGGCATATAGAATGCCTCAGTAAATCCTGCACTTTCTTTAATGGAAGCAAAACGTTCCTTTCTCCACTGCTTATCGATTGCATCAAATTTATCATATGCAATTTCTCTAATCAGTTTAGATAAATCACCTTTACTACAAAGACGAATACCAACCCAATTATAATCAGTAATCT